TTTAATTGACCTTTACGGGCAGCACCCAGGTCAAACACTATTTCGTCTAAGTTATCTTGTTTCATAGCATCACCCATTTGTATATACACAGACCTATTAGTATAAGTAGTGTTTTTAGTGAATTATTTTTACCCTCTATCGGATAATGCTTTACTTTCTTCTTCTTTTTGTTTTATGAGCCTCATGAGGAACCAGCCCCTTAATTGAATAGGTAGGTTATATGACTCAAAGAAACTCCATCCGCCGTGGTACTTAAGAGCAAACAACTCTTCATACACCGACTCCATGTACTCAGAGGTCAGGCCAAAAAAAGTTAGCCCCGAGGGGTACCTCCAGATCTGCTACGTGACCACAGTTATCACAGGAAAACTCCTGGGTTAAGTCTATGTTGGGCATCAGTCCCGTGTACACATTTCGAAGATGTCGAGCATCTCGGGCTGGCATAGAGAAAATGAACTTCTGCATAGTCAGAGGATCTGTTTCCCCATCAATGCTCTTGATGAATGTTCTTAATTGGTCAGTAATACCACTTGCATCCATTCTTTTTTTCTTTTTCCTCTGAGATTCTTTCATGAATTTATTCTGGTCTCTTCCTGTTAGGAGTTTGACCTCGACTTGCACATCCATCAGTGGAAGATGAATAAGGAATGTACCCGAATCTGTCGCAATGGCTTCAGTCTTTTCTAGGACTTCTCTAGAATCTATTATTTTGTAGTCTTCTAGGTCAAACACGTTACTCTGCGATGTATTACAAGCCGCACAGGTCACCTCTGTTTCATATTCGGAACCGTATCCACTAATCCTAGCATGAACCACAATAGCATTCTTGTCCCCGACCAGTAAATTGTCTGCTTTGATTCTTTTATCAATTACAATGCTCTCTATTAATTTGTCAAGAACAATTCCTTTTTGGATATAGGTCCGAGAAGATAGTATGTCCTCATCCCTGGCCGTCATATATCTAATTTCAACTGTATCGGCGTCATGTAGCGGGTGGTTGGGTCCGTAAAACCGTCCTTGACTCGGCAAATCAACAAACTCGGTGGGTTGCGCCCAGCCGAGGTCTGTCGAAGATGTGTTATTATTTTGATTTGCTGCACCCATCGTCATGTCTGACTCGTCGGGTGTAAGGTCAGGTATGAAACCTGCTCTATTTTCATTTCTACTCATTTATAACCTTTCTAAGAAACTTTTATTACTCTTTTACTACAACATACTCGGGACAGCCTTGCCAGACCTGACAAGCTCTGCCCAATCAAATGCTACCTCGATAGAGATTTCATTCATCTCATCGGCGGTATAGTCTAAGTTACCACCAAAATCAATACTTGTTAAGAAGGGAGCATGAAGGTCCCATTCTTCAATAGGATTACCTTCAGCATCGATCTGAGATATTCTTATACTTCCAAGAGACTCCACTGAGCGTTTTTTACTGATGCTGCCTCTTACATTAGATGTAGTAGGATATTCATACCCAGCACCCTTCAGTTTGTCAAGGAAGGTTCGGGCTAAATCTGGAGCGATTGGATCAACGAGTGTCAATGCAATGTTTTCCCAAGTAACTCTTCCCGGATATTTGAACGTGTGGTTAATAAAGCTGTGTTCAACTACATTAACAGACGCTCTTGGCTTTGCAGCCGTCTTGACAGTCCAGATTGGAATGTTGCCTATTCCAACCGTAAACCGAAACCTTCTCTTGGGATCCGTGTTAACATTTGACCAAAAAAGATCAGCAGCCATTAGATATTTTCTCCTCTTAGCATATAGTAAATAGTGAAGACTTTAAATTTTAATCTTCAAATCCTGCCCCGCTATTTGTAACAACGAAGTCAATTGCAAAGAACTCGACAGAACGGGTTGGTTTGACAATCAACTTAGCATAAATGATATTTCTGTCAATCAAATCTGGGGTTGTTGTGGTTTCGTCCAGTATCAACTTAAAGTCGTCTATACCAAACTCTGTTTTAACCGTTTCAAGCAATGGCTTTGCCTGACCTAAGAATACGTTCCAAGTGTCTCTTGTGTTTTGCTGGAACAAGAGCCTTGAAGCGATGAAGGATATTTCCCTTTTCAGGAAAATCAAGAGCCTTCTAACATTAATTCTATCCAAGGCTGATGTCGTCTGTTGAAGGGTCTTTTGTCCGAAGACCACGATTCCTTCCGCAGGGAACTTAGCAATTGGGTTGATATTCGCATCATATAGGTTATCTCTATCGTCTGATGTCAGGCGCTTCGAGGTATCCAAGACTGGGATTCCTGCTGCGCCGTCGGAAAGCCCACCTCGGGCGAAGCCGGCAGGGGCAAACCAAGGTGCGGCAAGGCGATCTGTATTAGACAAGGCACCGAGGGCTGCAATCGATGGAGGAGCCCACAAGATTCTATTAGTTATAGTATCCTGTATTTTGATCCACGGGTAATATGCAGCGCCATAACTGTTATTTAAGTTTCTGTCCTTAAGTCCGTCAACTACCTGCTTCACTGTGTAAGCATTGCGGAGAGCGGCGCTGGCAGAACTTTCTGTATCGGCGTCATAGACATTTTCTAGATCTATAATGGCCAGAGAGTCGCCTCTGTCTTCCACTGTATCAAGAAGGTGGCTTGTAACCTGGCTATTTGTAACCCCTGGCATTGTAATCAGATTGAACTGATTTTGCTCGGGGTCGGCCACCAGATTAATGGCTCTCTTGAGGGTGTGTAGCGGATAACTTGTTGCCTCCGTAGATGTGCTGGACATTAAAGAGTTTCTGAAGGGGTTTCTCTCTGTGACATCAAATCCATCAGATCCGCCATGCAGAACTGTTGTGAATCGATCAGCGCCGATGTCCAAAGATCCGGTGTAGGATCCGCTTGCAGCACTCACACTTGTTCCTGCCTTACGAGAGCCAGAAATATAGAAGAGATTGCCGCCAGATCCACTAACATTGTCCAGGCTGAAAGCCCATGCAATCTGCACAGGGTCCGAAGCCTTCAGTGCGGAGCCGCCAGTGGTTGCTCGTCCTGAAATACTAGGGGCAATATCATGCGCCGTAGATTCAGGGCTCGATTGCAGACCCTTTGCACGGGGACGCAACATATCAACTATTGAAGGATTCAGGTTAACGTCTTGAGATGTCTTGTGTACCCAAGCGCCCCAAAAGGTTTCGCTCTTTGACTTGGGCTTACCCCAGGCGTATGTTTCTCTAAGAGGAACACTCGGGAAAACAATAGATCCAGTGAAGCCTGTAACATCGTCAAGACCACCAAAAATACCGTTTCCGTTTGTGGTTGAGCCGCCGCCAAAGGCACCGAAAATACCAGCGCCGTCGCCATCAGCCATAGTGTCACAGGCAGCACGGGCTCCTGCCGTAAGGGTTCCCAGTGGCTGGAATCCTGTAGAGCCAGAAATCAGAGAAACATCTCTATATTTCAAGGGACCGAACACGCCGAAGGGCAAAAGTTCCGCTTCAACAGACCCACGCTCAACATCCTCATCCATAACAACACGGATATATTTTGATCGGTTAGCGTATGTGCCATACTGGCGGTTTGTTTTTGTCGTGGGATCATACTGTTCATATATATCACCGATTTGAGTGGCGATATACCGAGAAGATGCCGGGTTTAAAGTTAGGTTATCATATCTTTCCAAGATGACTTGAACGTTATCGTTGTCGCTCATTGCACGAACAAGGATACTGAATGTGCCGTAGTTTTGGAAATCGCCCGTTGGGGCTTTAATGTTCGAGATAGATATTTTTATGTTCTCTTGTACACTCTTTCCAACATTAAGTGCCTCGAAACGGAAAAGTTTCTGCTTGTCCATTGGATCATACACAGTAGCGTCCGTATTGAGATCTTGCGAGAAGAACCACCCTGTGGTTCCCTTGGTTCCAGCATACTGGTGATCGTTCTGGACTTCTGTCGTTGTTCCTTGGTTTCTCAGTGGGAGAACCATAACATGGAATTTGGTGTTAAGCACTGAGGCTTCATCATCAGCAGCGCCCAAGACGCCTACAGAACTTCCTGTCAAAACCTGGTTTGTAGAAGTTGTACCTGTGCCGCCGAGCATGGTTCTTTGTGCTAGGGCGTGTTCAAAAGACTCGCCCAACCAAAAGCCACCACCCAGGTTTGCTGTTCTTGTGGCACCCGCCGTAATGGTAGAATTAGTAAATGTTGGGTTCGTGGGCAACACCTTACGAATAAAGTTTTGATGATTTGGGTCAAGACTTACTTTGACCTTCTTAGCATTTCCTGCAACTCCGTCGGTGGCATATGCCAGAGTGAAGGTTCCATCGGTGTTAGTGACATACAAGTCACCGGCACTGGTAGTCTTGGTCGTACCGCCATTATACCCCATGTTCTGGGACAGTCCATTGATGCCTATTCTTCCTTCTGTTAGGTAGAATGTTGCTGCGTGGGCTCCCGTAACCTGCGTACAAGCAGCAGGAGTACAAGAAGAAGATGGGAATACAAACAATCCCCAAGCGCCGCCGTTTGCAGGTGTATCGTCCAGAGTTCCTGCCTTCCAGCCAGCATATCCTGTTGCCTCGGCTTCAGGGTCCTGAACACCGCCAAGGCGGACATAAGTAAGCGTGGGGTTGTTGCGTAGCCATGCCTGGGCGGCATAAGGTCCATAAGTAGGTGCTTGGAGACTATTGTTTCTCCACATATCCGAACCTTGATTTCCAGCAGTTGGTTCGCCAAATGTTTCTACAAAATCAGAAAATGAATTAACTGTTACTGGTGTCATCATTGGACCTTTTGTAGCCAATCCAATTACAACTGGTCCAATATCTCCTGGTGTTTGAGGTACTTGAGAATTATCAATCTCATTTATAAAAACACCGGGTGAAATGAACTTAAATTTTCTTGAAGAATTATCAGCCATCGAGTCTGCTTCCCCTTATTAGTGATCACGTTTACGCACTTTTTACTTTTGTGCTCTTATTAAATAGTAACGAAAACTGTCAAACTACCACCCAACAAACAACCTTTTGGTCAAGGACGGTATTTACTTTTAATGTCCTTGTGGAAGTCTGGGATATCTCCTACAATTACTCTTTCTCGCTGCATTGTCACTTTGGCAGCCGACTGAGTTTTTATGACTGAGGGGGTTTCGTTGTTTTTCCCAGCACCAATAAGATGCCCAAGAACTGTTATTGTAAAGTTAGCAGAAAAAATTCTTTCATCAGTACCCATATTGTTCTGATTTCCATCTAAATTAAAAGTTTTTTCAAACAATGCCTCATATGAATGACCTTCGTTCTTAATTTTAAAAACACTAGGAACTCCAGTTCTTGTCACAAATGGAGTGACTATATCATTTAACTGTTGTTGGTAGTTGGTTATGATAGAAATGGTATATTGAACTTCAATAAATGTAGGTACGGGGACGGAGATCACTTCATAAACAATATTCTTGTTCTGCCCTGGAAATGTTTGACGGTTAGGGTCTTTCTTGGAAGAGGATTTCCTAATCGCATTAGAGTTGGCAAAATTCTTTGTTTTGTCTTGTTCTACCACTCTGGCAATCTCTACGGCACCGCCCTGGGCATAATAATCAAAATATGGAGGTATATAAACCCCATATCGACCCTTGTTTTGAGGATTGGCAACCATAGAATCACGGCTAACAGATATCAGTGGGTATTCTAGCGTGCGTCCATTGATACTTCGAAGGGTTGGGTCATTCTTTATGTCAAAAGCCCGTTCGGTACCAGCAAACTTTACCTTTACTTTCTTAAATCCTTCGTTTGTGTCGCAAAAAATATCCAATTCCTTGTTGATATAGTCATACATCGCTTGATCGATGTTCTCGATAGATGATGGAGTTAAAGGATATACCGCATTTCGTTGTTCATTCAGTTTTGTTCTATTGGGCATTGAACAATCCCTCCCTTGCCTGGCGGCAGACTGCCGAAACCTCTAAGGATGTGCCATCAGCAAAATCACTATCTTGCCCGAAAAGATATCGAGGCTCAAAAACATCTACAATCTCAAAATACATCTGATCGTACTGCACAAAGTCTCCCAGGCGCACAAAAAGGTTTTGATCACCTGTCAGCCTTCTCTTGTGGAAGTGTACAGTAATATTATACACATTGTCAAACCCATACTTCTCCTGTATTCTTGTTGAGTCGTTATAATACACCAAGGCGTACACCCTCAGTGAGG